TTTGGTACCGGAGTAACGGCTGTTTCCACAGCCGCCGCATGACTTTGCTGTCGGGCCCTCCCCCTGATCGTTCAGGGGGATGTCATGCGGTCGGTTGCAGCCGTGGCAGTGCACACTGGCCAAGTTGGTCCCCCCCTAGCCGGTGGGGTCGTGATGCCCATCGGATGGTTGCCGGGGTAGGGGGTGGGCTAGCGCTCAACGCCGACGGCGCGCAGTGCGCCGGGCGGAACGCCGCTTCACGACCACGCGAACTTTGCGTTTTGGTCGTTTTCGGGGGGCTGCCCTTGGTGTGTTGAGGGTCAGGGCAGCCATGCCCGCGCCAAGAGCCCGCGCCGCTGGATGTGGGACGGAAGCGACGACGGGTGCTGCGGCCTTCAGAACAGGCCGCACCCTGGAGAAGACCCTGTTCAAACCTTCCCAGATGCGTTTCGCTAGTTCAGCAATGTGCAGGGGGTTTTCATAGAAGAAGCCTGCTTGCAAACATGCGATCTGTGCCAAATGGTAGGATTCCAAGCTGGTGGTTGCGACAGCCACCTGGAAGAGGGGCGACACGTTGCGGAATTCCATGTGCCAGTCGGCAGTGACTGCCAACGTGGAAACAGTGGTTGCATCAGTGTCGGTGAACAGGAGTGCGTTGCAGAGTTCAGGATCGGAGAGGATGAACACCGGCAACGTCTTGGCGGCAGGAGCGCGGGGTGGGGATCCGGAGGGCACGCCCACCGGCATTTTCAACAGGTCCCAGAAGTCTTGTTGCGTGCTCGGTGGCACGAAGGTGTAGCAACCCTTCTCCAGAGCGTAGAAGTACTTCTCGGAAGGGTGGAGGACCTGCAGGTCGGCTTCACCAAACAGGAAGGGGTTGATGTCAGCTGGGTTCAGGCGGCCCGCAAGGACCGTCCCCTCCTTGTTGAGGACCTTCGTCACGTTGGTGAAGAGCGCTGCGGCTGCTGTGACGCGAGTCGCCTGGTACGGCAACAGACTATTCGTGCTCTCGGGGGCGGCCACCAGAGGCAACAAGGCCGTGATGGTGCCGGTAGGAGAGGCGTAGCTGCCGCCAGTGTAAACTTCCAAGAATGCCATCTGTGTGACACAGCTTGGCAAGGTGGAGTTGATGGAACAGTTCGAAATACGGTACCAGCCACCGTTTGCTTCCGGACCGGAAGTGCCCTCCGCGTTGTTGCTGGATGGGATTAGGGCGAGGCGGCCGGAAAAGGTCTCCTTGCCAGGACCCTGCCAGACGATGAAGTCGACAGTGCCGGTGTTAACGGGAGATGTGAACTGGAATTCCACAGAAAGGTATGAACCTTTCGGGACGTAAGCGTAGAACTGGTTCAGCTCGGCGTCGTAGCCAACAAGCGCAGAAACGTCAGAGTGGGCGGTGGAATCCACCCACCCTTGCCCAGTTTCCTGCTCTACAGAGATGATCTCCATGGGGTACATCATGTCTTCAGACGTGATCACTTCGAAATCGACCACTTCCACAGATCGCCGGCCCAGGTAGTACCTTGCCCTTCGGGAGGTGACTGACCGCTCTGCCCAGATGGGGTAGGCAGGTTGGCGGAACAGCAGAGCTCGAGTGGTAGTACCGACGGCCGGCACAGTGATGGTGGCGGGGACAGAGAAGTCGATCACCGAAGTCCGTTCCACCGAGGGAAAGGTGGGTAGTCGGGTCGGACGGTGTCGCGCTGGAAGACAGATGGTCTTGGCTAGCTCGGGGAGGGATGTGAGATCCTCCCGCGCGCTATGAGCCCAATGGTTGTGGTGTTGCATGGCAGATACACACTTTCTGAGAGTTTCCACGTGCCACGGTTTCATCAGTATCACTGGAACACCACAAGAGGAAGAGGGGAGAGGAGGGAGAAGGGGGGGGTTGGTGGTGGCAGGGTGGGAGGATTTAGAAGCCTGCGTCAATGGCCACCATCTGTGCGATGGTGCAGTCCATGATCATGGCAGGCAGTTCTTCAACCTCACACAACGCCGTTTCAGCCCCCTTGAAATCGTCAGCCGGTAAGTTGTAGGATGCTTCCAGGGTGTGGTAGGTGGCAGGGATCACCACATACTCACGCCTCACAGTTGGTAGGCGGCGCTTCCACAGGTCGCAGGGCACCTTCATCCGCACGTCCCGCAACTGGAACAGAACGGAAAGCGCCCACGCCCGAAGAACGGGCACATGGCCATCGGAAATGAGCGTCGCCCACGCGATCCCCTTGAGCCAGGCGAAGCGGTCGACGGACGGCACCCTCTGCCATCCGATCTTGCCGATGCATCGCCCGACTTGCTTGCCCCACACCATTCGCAGCCACGGTTCGCCGTCGATGAGCTCGACGACCTGGTAAGGCTGCAGTCCAAGGAACACTGCTCTGCACGGGTCAGACTTCACCAACATCTTCATCTCGAAGCCGCCCTGGTTGGAGGCAGACTCAAGATGGGTGGAAAGGCTGACGTGGTCGAGTGACTTGTGGCAGAAGGTGATCATGTCATCACCAACGAATGCACTGTGGAACTTGGCCACGATCGCGGCCACCACAGCAACATCCACATCCTTGGGGTGCGTGTAGCCAGCAAACTGGATCACGCCCACCATGAACATCCATGCATTCACGACGAAGTTGTTGATGGCAGTGTCGTCACGACCAGAGGCGTTCACCGGGCCGATGTGGCGCCTGTAGAACTGCCCAAAGCCGATGGACCCACTCACAGTCACGTTTCCCAACTTGTGCCACACCTGCTTCAGCAGGGACCGGCGGTCGTGTTTTCCAATCGGCATGCCCAGCACTGAGTACAACTCAGCCAGGAACGAAAATGCGCCTTTGGAATAGGAGGAGTCCATGGATGTGAAATCACTTTCGAGGACATGCCACTCCTGAAGATCCAAAGCATCAGCGACTGGGGCGACTGTTTCAGAAACAGTGGCTGTAAGGCCAGCGGATATCTGTTTGCAATTCGTCATGCTCGCGTTATGCACGCTTGCTTGCGCCACCTCACCAATGGCGACGCGAACTGGTCTGAACACCTGATCCAAGAAAAGATTCTGGGTGTCAGGGTCGGCACTTGCGTAGAAGAGGGGGGACTTGGGACCACATGCAGCCTTAAAGGCATGAGTGAGTGGCCTACACCACACCCCCGTCACCACGTGTGCCTGAGGGCCACTGTTCGCAATAGAGCGCGGGTTCTTGGGAACCACACCTTCAGAGTTCACAGCATACGCAAGTTCCTGCTTGACGAAGTTTTGGTAGTGGCAATGGCGACCGTCAAAACCATGCAACTTCATCTGCACCAACGCGCGTGCAAACTCCTGACGCCGGGCTTTTGGAAAAGCAGCAGCCCAAACTGCAAATGGCAGGGGCTGCACCGGCTCTTGATCGAACAGGGTCGGGAAGAAGAGGCGAACAACGTCGCGGCGCCGAGCCAGGAGCTTGACGCCCCACAACTTCCAGAACTTGGGACACGGCTCGCCCGTGCCTCCCATCCCTCCGCGGTTGCGCGCAGCCAAGCGGTTATTCACCGCAATTGCTAAGTTAGCGCCAGTCTTTGCGAAGGTGGAAGGAGGACATCCGACGAATCCAATGCCAACCAGCCAGGCATGCCTGTGCCTTGAGTAGCTCTGGAACTTGCTTCTTGAATCCCATGCCTCCGCCCCTCGTCTCACGCAGTCCTGGAGATTGCGTTGGTTGTCGTCGGGCTGGGCCGCGACGAGGGGTTCAATCATCACTCCATTGAGGTATCTTGGTGGTTTTGGTTTCGGGCACGCCCCCAAAGCTGGGGCTCGCAATGCTGCACCAACCACCGGTCGGATGGGTGACAGTCCAGACCACAAGCGGAGTTGCGCTTCAGCAGCAGCCTCGTTATCATAACAGATGCTGTCCTGCTTGAAGCGACACCGGCAGTCACCGCACACGCTGTTCTTCCAGCGGAAACGCTCTTCCGCTGGGCGTAGGCAACTGACGCACACACGACTGTATGGCGTCTTCTTTGTTGCCTTTGCGGCGACAAGTTCCACCAAGGGCATGTCGACTTCGCAGTCAGCCCATGATGCTCCCACATGCCCGGTGCCCGACGGCACCGCTCTCCCTGCACTGCGAATCGGGGCGGCAAGACGTTTCAGATGGCGGAGAAGAACTGCAACGAGGAGCAGGCAAACGCGGCGCAATACGCCCCGCTTCACGACATGCCATGCCGTGAATGCCGCAACTCCCATACACATGGTATAGAGCAGGGTCCTCTTGTACCATGGCAGTTCGCCAACATGAAATTTCAACATGATCCAAGGCAACCTTAGCATCTCAGAGGGTGTCCCGTAGGACTTGAGATATGCTATGTCGTCAAGGAACTCCCGCCTGCGACGGGCCTGTGCTGACTGTGCTGAAACCAACTTGTTCATGCCAGTTGCGTGGACTAGCAGGGAATTGATGGCGGCGGCTGTCCCTGCGGGACCCTGCCGGAAGTCAACACTGTGAGCCAGGCAAGAATTGCAAGCCGCAGTGAGGGCATGCAGTTCTTCGGTGGACAACTGGTGGTCGCTTGCTTTCTGCGACAGCCACCGCTCGACGTTGCGGACTGGGTTGTGCCCGTCTTGCAATAATTCAGTGGAAATCTGTTGCGATTTCTGCCACTGTGCCAACAGGTTCAGGACTGGGGGTTCTGAATCCCGGTCTGTGACCCACAGACCAGTTCGGGAGGCAACCACCATGCCGGCAGTATCTCCTACGCCCGCCCAGTGCAGACCCTGTGCACGCATCGGTGCTGCTGGAGCCGCCGTGGATGCAAGAATGGTGTGGGTCCCCAACGCATGGGTCTGCTTGCCGATACAGATCCTGCGCTCCCCCGTCACCATTACAACTATCGGGTAGTCTTTCCCCTCCACTTGCACCCTATCGGCAAAACGGACTTCCATCTCGCCGTGGAAAAAGGGTGTGCGTGTTTGCGGGGCAGTCACCACCACGTTTGGCATCTCAAAACGAAGCCAGTGGAAATCTGGCCAGAAGAGTAAGATGCAATGGAAAGCGCCGTTCTGCTGGGATGTTGGGTAGAAACACACACTGAAGGGGTTTCCATCGACAGCAGCCTGCGCATAATGTTCCTGCATCACCTGGTGGTTGTGCAATTCGACTCGCGTCCAGTCAGCAACCAGGCTTGTACTCTTCTCTCTCTTGACGAAGCATGGCTGCAGTTGTACGACCCGTACACCTGCGCGCTCATACGCCGCACGAACAGCAAATGCGTCGGCATTCGCCCCCCGGTACAACTCTCTCAGCTCTCCCTCCAATGACTGGAACCTGCTCATATCCTGCTGCATGTAGCAAGTGAGCTGGTACAGGGCTGCCAGCGTGTGTGTGCCGGCGGCTTGCCCCTTTCGCCAGTCAGAGAGCTTGTCGGTCCTCACCTGTGACAACAGTTGTGCAAAAGTAGACCACCCGCAATCCGATTCCATGAGCCTCGTTCGTTGGTTGATGTTGCTGCGCCACCCGAAAGTGCCAAGCCTCACTCGCTTGGAAATGGTCTGGCGCCCGATCCGTACTGGTCGGCATGGTAGCATTGCGGTCCCCTCAGTGTAAAAGAGGGACATCTCCGTCACATCTCCTTGCACTGAGACACCAACACCGCGCTTCACCCAGTGAGTCGCTGCAAGGGTGGCATCAAATGGCAAGCCAAGAGTGTTGTACTCTTGGACTTTCGCCCGGATGGCACCAG